TTACATGTTCATACCGCCGTCAACCTGGATAACCTGTCCTGATACATACGAAGACATATCAGAAGCCAAGAAAGTAGCCACATCCGCCACATCTTCAGGAGTACCTCCACGACGCAAAGGAATCTTCTTAGCCCACTCAGCTTTTACTTCGTCAGACAATTTGGCTGTCATATCCGTAATGATGAATCCCGGAGCGATGGCATTGGCACGGATACCGCGAGAACCCAATTCCTGAGCGATGGATTTAGCCAAACCGATCATACCGGCTTTTGAAGCAGAATAGTTACATTGACCGGCATTTCCGTGAACACCCACTACAGAAGCCATGTTAATAATGCTCCCACTCTTCTGACGCATCATGATCGGAGTACATGCGTGGATAAAGTTAAAGGCAGACTTCAAGTTCACAGCGATTACCGCATCCCACTGTGCCTCACTCATACGCATCATCAAGCCATCTTTCGTGATCCCTGCATTGTTTACCAGAATATCAACAGAACCAAAATCATCCTTAATCTGATTAACCACTTTCTCAGTATCCTCAAAATTCGCAGCATTAGAAGCATAACCTTTCACCTTTACACCCAACGCAGCAATTTCTTTTTCTGTATTCTGACCGTTTTCATCAATTACCAAGTCTGTAAAAGCGATATTTGCTCCTTCGGCAGCAAACTTCAATGCAATCGCCTTACCAATACCACGAGCGGCACCTGTCACAATCGCAGTCTTTCCTGTTAATAATCCCATAATTTTTGATTTTATAATTATAAAGTTAATTTTATTCCTTATTCTGTTCTTTGCGTCCCAATGCGCCATACACAATTTTTGCCACGTATGCCCATCCTGTTTCATCGTCCAGCTCCTCACCTATCTGACCACGTATATAAGGCGCTTCAATTCCCTTCACGCAATAGTGCACAATATCCGCCACGATATTCACATTGTCTATATCAAAGATTCCCTTTTCCTTTCCTTCCGTCAACACCTGCCTGAACAGCTTTGTTTCCGTTCGGTCAAAATTCTTCCGCACTGCCTCCACTCTCCATATATCACGGAAAAAGCCGGCACGCAAAGTTCCGTTCCTGAACACCACCATCTTGATAGAGTCCAGATGTGTTTCTATCAGCCGCAGTATTTTCGTATCAGGAGCGATATCCTGTTCAGCCACTTTCTCCATAGCGCCCGACAGCATCTCTAACTCCGACTCCACCACTGCCATATAAATGTCTTCTTTGCTCTTGAAATACGTATAGAGCGTGCGTCTTCCTTTCTTGGAAGCCACCGCTATATCATTCATTGTCGTATCATCCACCCCATTCTTCGCAAAAAGCTGACGGGCGACGTCTACCAATTTAGCCCTAGTCTTTGATACTGCCATATAAGTTCAATTGCACATTACATATATATGTGAGCAAAATTACATTTTTTCTTTGTACCACACAAACAAATAAAGTATAATCTTAAAGTAAATGTTAATTAACATATTACATACACTCTATATATCAACACATTAGATAAAAAGATTATTTTATTTGAGAAAAAGATGCAGAAATAATTTGGAGATTAGAAAAAAAGCCGTACCTTTGCACCCGTAATTAAAACACAACATCGCGGAGTGGAGCAGTTGGTAGCTCGTTGGGCTCATAACCCAAAGGTCGTCTGTTCGAGTCAGGCCTCCGCAACTAAAAAGAGGGTAAATGATTGAATCACAATCTTTTATCCTCTTTACTTTTAAAACAGTCGGACAAAAGTCGGACAAAAAATAATTGAATTCATTAACGGTATACATTTTCGAACTCGAAAAATGTATAAAAAAATGTTTTCAGAAAGAAAAAGAAAAGGAACTTCTCTGTATGATGTTGTAACCTACACTCTCCCCAAACTGCACACTGGCAAAAACTGGTATGTGGATTTCAAGTGCTACGATCCGCAAGAAGGAAGTATGAAACGAAAAAAATTCATGCTTGACTCAATCACAAAAATTTCGGAACGTAAGAAAAGAGCCACTGAAATCATAACAGTCACCACACAACGCCTCAGGAACGGCTGGAACCCATGGGCGGAAGCCACAACAGACAGACAATGTGCTAACTTTGTCTATGTCACAGAAATCTATAACAAGTATCTGGAAAAACTCACTTCTGCCAAAACACTAAAACAGAAGACACTCTATGATTACCAATCAAGATTAAACATGCTGCTAGAATATAATAACAGCAGGCACCTGCCTATTATGTATATGTATCAATTCGACCAAGCATATATAAGCGACTTTTTGGATTATATCTTATTAGACCGTGATGCCAGTGCCCGGACACGGAATAACTATCGCACCTGGTTATCTACCTTCTGTACCTGGCTGAAGGAAAAAAAATATATCGAGGACAACCCGACCGATAAAATCCGCTCTTTAGCGGAAGAAACGAAATTCCGCTCCGCACTTACGAAAGAGGAGCTTGCACAATTACATGAATATCTGAAAGAGACCAACAAACACTTTTTATTAGCCTGTCAAATGGAATATTATACCTTTATCCGTCCGGACGAGCTAAGCAATATCCGATTAGGAGACATTAAAATCAAGGAGCAAAAAGTTTTTGTATCATCCACTATCAGCAAGAACCGACGCGACGGAATGGTCGGATTGAATGACAGTTTGGTCAAACTGATGATTGAATTAGACATCTTCAAGAACAGTTCAGACTATTACCTTTTTGGCAAGGATTTCAAACCCTCTATTCAAAAAGCAGACTCACGCATTTTCCGAGAATACTTCAACAAAGTACGAGCTTTTTTGCAATACCCGAAAAACTATCAGTTTTACAGTCTAAAAGACTCCGGCATCCGTGATCTGGCAAATGCCGAAGGCATCGTGATAGCCCGTGATCAGGCACGTCATGCGGATATCAGCACCACCAACAAATATCTGAAAGGAGATAATATGACCGTACATGAAGAAACCAAGCATTTTGAAGGAAACTTATAAAAAGAAGGTTAATACATAGTAATTTTACTATGTATTATTTGCACATAATAAATTTACTATGTATCTTTACAATGTCAATAAAACAAGAACCATGAATGAAAAAGAAGAAATTTCAGCCTTACTCCATCGTTTAACACAGTTAAAAATGGAGTTGAAGATGACAGAGTTCACTTTCAAAAACAACAAAAAGTTAACAGAACAACAAGTAAATTCCATTCTAGATGAAAAATTAAGAATAGAAAAATTCATCCGGATTCTGGAAAACAGATTGAAAGAGTTAGAAAATTAATTGTTAAACCAGCCCCCTTAAACAAGGGGACACAATCCTATATAATAAATATGTCAGACATCAAAAAAGAATTGAAGGAACTGGAAGAGATCATGCATTCAACAGATGAAGACAGAGAACAAAAATTCAAAAAGAAGTTTCTCTACATCCGAGAACATTACACCAGCGAAGAAGATAATGAGGCTATTTATAACTTTACCCTAAACGGATACAAACAAATCAATAATGAACTGGAAAACATGACTCGCTATTTGGAACTCCAGAATCAGATCAAAAGCGTAAAGGAAATAATACCTGTTTCATATATCGCCCGGAACTATTTCGGGAAAAGTGCCGCTTGGTTGCAACAACGTCTTTACGGTTATAAAGTAAGAGGTAAGGTATATACCCTTAACGAAAAGGATATCAAAACCTTAAACCTCGCACTACAGGATATTAGCAAAAAGATTGGTTCACTCACCATCGCACTGTGATGGTCTGTTTTATTGACATGATCCCCGTAGTTGAACCGCTACGGGGATTTTCTATTCTAGTCAATTCTATAAAATATACCTTTCATCACCTTGTTTATCCCGTTCACATCTATCTCCGCCTCTATTTTCTCACACAAATATTGTTTGTTACCAATTAAGAACACTTTATTCACATCCGGCAGTTTATCCGTAATGAACTGAATAGTATAAGGAATATCGGAATGAAACAGGTTAAGTGATGACAATTTGTTGCCGATACTATCCGGACATACATCATTCAAGCTCAACGAATAAGGCATAAGTGTTGATACCAGCCCTTCAGGTCTTTGTTGGTAATCGGTAAACGGATAAGCATAATCAAATGATTGCCCGTTAACGGTATGGCGATTGAATATACCGGTATTGATCGCAACCTCCATAATATCACTTTTTTTTTGCTTCTCCTGCAATTCCACATTACCTTCAATAGCCTCCTGGATATTGAAGGCACTCTGCTCGTAACCCACTTTATGAAAGCTCACGACCGGGATATTAAAAAACAAGGGAGTGTCTGTGCGCACATAATCAAAATTATGTGAAAGAAAAGTGTAAGTACCTATATTGTATTGTACTATTTTGGCCGGAACGATCCGCAAAGAGGCGCTCGTTTCTGATTCCGGATTCCGAATCAAGTCAGCATATAAGTTGACTTCACGAAGACTATTTTTATCACCCTCATTATAATTAATGTAATACCGCCTGCCAACCACAAAGAGCGTCTTTTTTCTGTTCTCATCAGACATGGCGTTATAAGCTTGCACCAGTTCGTCGTAAGTATTGTATTCAGTCTTTTGAGCCGCCTCTATCAATTCCCTATCCAACCGTAAGAAGCCATCATCAGTCACAGACGGCAAATCATAACTGACATTGCCGGAACTGATATCTTTATCGTCTTTTTTATCTTCAATCTCCACAGAAAACTCATGAAGTACAGCGTCTTCATTAATCACCTCTTTATCAGAAAAAGAAAAATAGTCATTTAATTTGGCGAAACGAACCACTTTTGTATGTTCATCCACAATAGTAATCACACCCAAAAACTTCTCCAATTCATCAAAGAATTCTGAAACCGTCCAATGTGGGAGCGCACTGGATATTCCTAATGACGCCACCGCACTACAGACATACACATTACGCAAAAAATTATTATCGAAAAAAGAGGTATCAAACGTGTAACCAAAATGCTCCACTATTTTTGTAATCACAGTCATTAAATAAGGCTGAATACATGTACGCAAGAACTCCGGACAAGGAAGAAATCGGTTAGAGCCATCTTCGTATTGAGCATTATTATTCAAATTCTCCGGATTCACATCCTGATAGAAAACAGGAAGCCAGACAGATTCAACCTGATCAACCGATCCATAATAATCAACCATTTCAGAAGCCGGCAAAAATCCTCCAATGGGACGACCTACAACCGGTGTCCAATCACTACCTAAATCCAACTCATCCACATAGATATCATCATTGGTCAGCAAATTAAACTCCGCATTTCCGGACACCAGCTGCACTTTAACCCGTGTTTCTTCTACAGACATCAATACAGCACTGCCGGATAACAAACATCTGGCATCAACCATAAGGACGGCCGTCAAGATGGTTTTCTTCTTGGTCACATCGAGCCGGTTAATATGACCAAAAATCGCGTAATTGGCCGACATTGGAAGTTCTATATCCAATGAATAGTTGGAACTGCGTGTAAAATACGGATTCTCAGAAGCCAACGTAAAATAAAAATCTTCTGACAATACAGCCAGTTGCCCGTTTATATATAATTCCGTCATAACTTATTGCGTGATTTATTGTTATTTAAACGATTGTATTCTTTTTGCGCCTGATTAATGCCATGTTTGCCTGTAACATATGTTTCAGCCACCAACGGTTCTTGAAGGCGAGACTTAACTTTTTTCATTGTCTCAGCACATTCAACCACCAGACGATGCAGTTCCAAATCCACCCCGGTTCCACCTTCGGATACTGGCACCACAGCAGACGGAGCAACCACAGCCGACACATCGCTAGCAGTCAGGCTGCCCACTGTATTGGTACGCTGCGCATGATCAATCAAATTAAGTACGGGACGAATAGCCGGGTTTGCCACCGCAAAACGGTTGGCAACAAATTCATTGGAATGTACAATACCCTGAGGGCGATCCCATTCACCAGGACCTGTGAAGCCTCCAGTATAGAAATTACCAATCATCCCCTTAACTGCTGCAAATGCAACTTTAATGGCCGCAATCTGGGCAGCCGCTTTCGCTATACCGATAAAAGACAAAGGAGCAGTAGCCGCTGCATTTTTTGCTGTGATTTCAACAGCTGCGATTTCAATAACTTTCTCCAAGGCATCAACCGCCATTAGCAGGGTCTCACGGAGAAAACTCTTCATTGTCAGTTCTCCATTAGCAATCATTTCACCTAAAGTCTGCCCATAATCCTCAGCTATCCCCTTAGCCATATCCGTATATTTTTGGGCCAAGGCCCTTTCTTTATCCTGAGCCTCTTTTCTTTTTTGGTATTCCCGTTCATCCTCCTTCAACCTGTTAGCGTTAATTTGCTTTTGGAAGTCTGCTTTTTGTTGTTCTGTTAATTGATAATTGGCCAGCATATCGCTATAATAACCGTATTCCAAATCAGACAAAACCTGAAGATAATCTTCTTCAGATGTCAGGTTTTGATAATGATAACGGGCAGCAGCTTCAACATCTAACTGATATCGCTTTTCTCTGGCTGTCAAAGCACGTTGCTGTGCCTCTTTATACTCTTTATCATCTTCTTGCCTGCAACGCTCTTTGAATTTAATTTGTGCATCTAAAATCTTTTGATTGATTTTTTCAATCTCATCTGGCTCCATACCAGCAATATCTAGCTGTCTGTTCAAATGCTGCATCTCTAAATCTTCAACCAACCGGGCATACTCTTCTTGCGTCATCAAGTCACTGTCAATATACAATTGCTTGAGATGTGTCAATTCAGACAAATATTCTTTTTCCTCCTTAACCAACGCATCTTTTTTCGCTTTTGACCTCTCCCCTTCTGTTAAAGTGCCACCTCCATTGTTTTTACCATCGTTTTTTACTACATCGGGCTGAATGTCGCTAGCTGCAATTTCAGCATTAACATCTTTAATGGCCTGATTTAACTGATCAAGACGAGCCTGAGTCTTATTCAGTTCTTGATTGGCTATCGTGAGCTGGCTACGTGCTTGCTGAGTAGACGCATCTGTAGCTTTAGCCAACGCTCTTGTACCTTGTGTGCCCAAACTAGTAGCCCGAGCCGATGCCATAAACTGTGCCGCATTAAAATTGGCATTGGCTCGCTTCACCTCTTCTTGTTGTTTTCTCTCCAGCTTCTCCGTCTTGCGTTGTTCCCGATACAGTCCTGCCAACTCTTCTCTAGCCGCCTCCAGTTTGATTTGTTTCTCCAATTGCACCAAATAGTCTTTGATGGCACCCGTATTGTCATTCATCAACTTGCCCTCTTCATTTAGCATACCGTTGTAACCCGGAACGATTTGTTTTAATTCATCAATACAGCGACGGCGTTCATTATAGGAGAAATTCTGATTATGAATCACATTTGTCAGCAATCTAATTTTTGACTCCTGCTCGCCATATTTATCATTCAAATCATTACTAATGCGCAACATTGATTTCTGACTTTCTGTAACCCTGTTTTGCTCTCTTTTTAAATCAATCAGCCTACCGATTAAAGCTGCTACCCCTACCGCTAAAAAAGCATAAGGATTTGCCTTAACAAATTTACCTAGAGAAAGCAGCGATGCAACGATTTTTTCATTCCAAACCACCTGTAATTTCGACCAGGCAACATCCGCTTTTTTATAAGCGATCAAAGCAAACAATGTCACACAGGTACTTGCTAACGCACCCTTGTATTTAACCAACCAATCAATCAATGCCGGAGCCATACTAAGTAATTTAGTAGTCCATCCCGTCAACATATTGAGAGAGGGATTTAATTTTTCCATTAATTCAATGCCTGTCTCTCTTATTTTATTCTTCAGCTGAGCCAAACGCGCCTCGTTGGTTTCAGAGTTAATTGCCGCCTGTTCCATGGCCACGTTAGTACCGGTCACCGCCTTGGTATAATATTCAACTTTGTCCGCACCGTCTATCAAGGTCTGTGCTACCGTGTAGGTTTCTGCACCAAAACGCTTCACGATTTCTTCTGTAGATAGTTTTTGTAAATTCTTCAGAGCCGTTTGCAAGCCCACTATCTTGGGATTTGTCTCATCTGCTCCCGTCTGTAGGCGAAGGAAAAACATCTTCAGTCCAGTACCAGCCACCTCGTTCACAATTCCTTTCTCTGCTAGAGTCTCGATGCTACCTACCAATTGCTCAATGGGAACATTAGCCGTAGAAGCGGAAACACCAGCTTTAGTGACGGCTGCCGTAATGCTCTGTACAGCTGCGGAACCGTATTTGGACCCCGCAGCCATCACATTGGCATAGTCGGCCGCCTTCTCGGATGATGCCCCATATTGGTTCATTGATAACGTAACCGCATCAACCGCTTCTTTTAAATCCATCTTGGCAGCCTTGGACAAACGCATCGCCTCAATGGTCACGGCATTCAACGCCTCTTTATTACCCAACAAATCCGGTTTGGCAGACCCTACCAACATATATGCCTCAAGAATCTCTTTACTGGACTGAGTAACCCGAAGTCCAGACTTGTGCATCGAAGTAGACAATATCTCGGCCTGTCGGGCAAGCCACTGAATGGATGCATCATCCAAACCGGTAAGAGCCTTCAGATTGGCAGCCGACGCCTCTTTATCATCACGGTCTTTGCGCATTTTGTTCAACGTCATGGATATACCGGTAATGGCAGCTATACCGGATGCCGCCAACGCCCCCCATTTGGCAAATCCATTATTAAACCGGGTCAACCACCCCTCAGATTCTTTAATTTCATCATTTACTTTACGAATCTCCGCATTGACCAACTTGAGTTGTGCCTGGTACTTCTTCCACTCTTCAGAACCTCGGGCTATGTGACCGGAGTTCAACTTAGCATTGATATCTTTCAACAGCCGTCGAAGTTCTTTTGGAGTGGCCAAACCAATATTGTTCATAGCCGCATCAATATTCCGAGCGTTATCCCTCATAGCGCGCAATGCTGTATTGGTCTCTTTCAGTTCTTTTTGTAACTGCTTGACTTTTTTGGTATCACCCGCATTTTGGGCTTCAACAATTCTGGCTTTTAAAGAGAGCGCATGTTGTTCCATCAATTGCATCTCTTTTCTAGCCTGCTCCCCATTCACCTGGAGTTCAACGGTCGCTTTTTCATGTATAGCCATCTTTTTTTATTTCAAAAATAAGGTTATAAAAACAGTCGGTAAAAGACAAGAAAAACCCGACTCATCACGAGCCGGGGCAGTCCAATTTATAAATTTAAAGTCTTATGATGAAGATTGTCTGTTGCGCCAATGTTTTACTATCAGCACAACAACAAGCAAAACGGTTACACAAACACAGGCAAAACCGATTTGTTCAGGCAGCGTGGATTCTTTTTTCTCCTTTACCCCTTCAGTCTTGGTTTTCTCATAGATATCGGAAGTGGTTTCCTTGTCAGCTTTCACCTCCGTACTGTCTTTGGTTGCAGTTTCCTTCTTTTCATTCTTATTGAAATCAGCTTCCACATGACCGTCCGCCAATAACGGAGGTTTCCCAGTCAGACTGTCGGGCGGTTTTCGGGTATCATAGATACGGAAATCAATTACATAGCTGCCATTAGTGGTTATCAGCTTTCTTAAAGAAGTAGCAGATCCATGTACGATATTGACCGATTCACTGGCACTGTCCTTCCTGATTACTTCTGTATCGGATTTGACAGCCTTATGCGAGCTGCCACATGATCCGAACAGCAGGAACAGACACATGAAAGGAGCCAGCAATATATGCCGGCTTACCCAGTTCATAACTCTAACCAACATAAGAGATGTCATTTATGCGGTTCATCCACCCTCTCTTAAATTTATTATTGGTCGGACGCTGAAGACAAATATCCTCAATAAAGTCAAACCGGGCAATCTTAATCATGTCGAACAACTCACGCGGATTCTTGGCATTTACTGCGGCAATGGTCTTGGAACCTACAATGCCATCCACCGTAACACCAAGCAAGCGTTGAGGTATCTTTATTCCGTGCGCACCGGATGCCCACACCCAGTCCACAAGAATATTTGCCACAGACTGATCCTGTATCAAATCAGCTTTCCATCTATCCCAATAATGTGGTTTGAGTACACGATTAACAACATCTTCACGGGTAAGTATGTGTAAATCATCCACATCTATATCACCGTCACCATCCTTATCATAGCCGCACGATTTCCATGTGCCGATAGTCACACCCATATTGGTAGCCCCTCCCAAATCATCAGGATCATCAATAAAACCGCCTTCCCACTTTAGGATAAACGGTGCAAGTTTATTCACATCAGCCATTTTTATTTTCCTCTTTATCTTTTAATTTATCCACTAAATGATTAAACTTGGTTGTTACATAAACTCCGATACCAAATATGCCTCCGGCATACATCAAGCATTGAGCAAAAAACCACAATACGGATTCATGTATCTGACCTGTCGGTTCCACAATGAACCCCGCCACAGACAAGCCAACACCAGCCACTAACATACTCACTGCTGTATAAATCTGCACTTCCTCTTTTGTTTCTTTCTTCATGATATTTTTTATGCCGCTTTATAAAAACAGGCACAAACCAACCAATAAATAACAATATAAAAAAAGACAAGAAAAATTGATTATAAAGCTTTCTGCTAAACCCAATAGTAGAAATCTAGTAGAAATATTAACATACAAACACTTATTTCTACTGAATATCTACCACTATTCAATAAAATGATATTATCAATTGATATTCAACTTATCATCCAAGTTCCGGCGGAACTTAGGCTAAAACAGGAGATATTATGGTAAAAATGCATAAACTGACGAAGGGCGGACAAACCATTTACCCGGCTACTATAACTGATGCGGTGGTCAATCCCAAAACGCGTAAGAGTCTGGCTACAGAAATGTCGGGGTTGAATAAAGGAAGTGCCATTTCAACACAATTTGATACGGATTTTTCAAAAACCAGACTTGGAATTCCAAAAGAAAATAGAAGTACAGGAAAGATTTTAAGTTATAGGAATGGAGCAACTGGGGAACTCACTGTTGAAATGTATATGGGAACATCTATGGATGATCAATATTGGAGCGATGATTTATTCTGGAGCCCATTGCTGCCATCGACCAAATTCCCCTTTATCAATGTCACGGCAATAACCGGCAATAATTACAACACGCCCGATGCTGCTCGAAATGCTCTGCCGAATACTTACAATAAAAAAATCGGATTGGTTTTTACTTATAGAGATTTGACAAACAGATATAGGGTATATCTGTATAATTCTGAAACGAGTAATTATATACCGCTTGATTCTTACATGTACGATTCTGTCGTGTATAATTCAAACAAATCTAATACGAGGTTGTCGATAAGCAGTATTAACCGGAGAAAAGGATTTATCTTATCGTATCAAAACGAAGACAGGTTTACAATTGAAATATATAAATCTGATAGTGTAGAGAATTCAAATTGGATAAATGACAAGAATTGGATCGAAGTATTAACCATTGACTCTCTTGAAGAGGTTAAAAACGACTTGATGACAATACGACACATGTTGCAGGATGTGTCAATCAACAAGGTATATGATGAACTTTTGCTCGCCAATAAAACAATAGACGGAGTCGGAAATATTGTAAATGGAAATGGGATTGTTATAGAAAGAATTGATATACCGGCAGGAGAAGAGTATATCTATACCAATGCATATTCGGTTTATTTTTATAGAGATAATGGCACGCTGCTTGGCACGGTTAATATGGGTGCTTCAACGGGAAAGAATATCTCAAAAAGAGAAATACCATCAGAAGCATCATATTGCAGGGCTTGGAATAATAACGCAAGAGATTTTTATTATCTATCATTCAATGAGAATTTTATTCCGCTTGAATTCGGTATAACACAGCTTCCTGAAACTTATTTAGATAAAAATCTGATAACAAATGATAATCTTATTGATGGTTATAACAATGTAAATGGATCGTTACAGTCAAACGAAGCTTATAATACTACACGATTGATCAGAGTCGTTGACAACATAACATCTGTATTTACCAATGCATTTTCAGTCGCCGTGTATGCAGCAGATGGTACGTGGATTGGGTATAGGGGCAGTCAAACAAAAACCTTTAGGGAAGTGATGACAGGCGAAAAAAATTGGGAATATATAATTTTTAATTTCAACAGTGTGGACTCCCCGTTTGTCTCGTTGAATTATTACCCTTGCAACCCGCAAAATGTGAGAAATGTAAAGTTAGATAGAGATGAAATAATCAATATGGCGTATAAAGGGAAGAAGTTTTGTTCATTTGGAGACTCGATCGTAGAACTGATCTCGTGGCAGAAGTATGTGTGGAAATATCTTCAATTCTCAACACATTATTGCCGAGGTATCGGAGGCTCCAAGGTTACATCCATTTCCCCACAAACCAAGAAAGTGGACGAAAATGGCTACTATAATGCCGCTCATCCCGAAGAAGGAACTATCACTATACAGGATAATATGTGTGGTGACGGGCGAATAAATACTATTCCGACCGATACGGATGTATTAGTCATATATGCCTCCGCTAATGATATTACGGCAAATGCCCAAATCGGGGAGCTTGACGATCAGGACGAAACTCATTTAAAATACGCCTATGGGCTAATGTTGAGAAAGATTATCAAAAGATTGCCGGATGCCAAGATATTCGCTTGCATACCACATAATTTTTACAACTCTCATAATAATGCTGATTATCCTTATAAAAATAATATAGGATTAACGATACAAGATTACGGGAGTGTGATAAGAGAAGTATGTGCAATATATTCCGTCCCCGTAATTGATGTAAATGCATTAAGTGGAATATCAACGCTTAATATCACAACGTATTTGCAGGATCAAGTTCATCCAAATTCCGCAGGAGGTATGAAGATAGCTAACGTTGTCATTGATGCTTTGATTCAATATGTTCTTATGGATCTGGCCAGTCCTTATATCGAAGATACAAAAATGTAAAATTATGATAATTAAAAAGTTAATCACTAAAATAATGTTCCGTCTGTCCGTAGAAGTACACCCAAATGCAGAATGGTTCTAGGGGTAGAGGGCTGACCACACCAAGATCAGCCCTTACATCATAGTATATGCTTTATGAAATTTCAAATATTCTGAGTCATACTTTACAAATTGAATATACAGTTATCTTCAACATAACTTAATTTTGTTAGATTGTTGATTTTTGAAAAAATCCCATCCATACTCTCATAGAAATATGAATTTTTATCATCGCTGTGCAAACGATTATCCTTGATACCGTATAGCTCTGAATCTATAAACTCTATGTCTGGTGTCGTTTCGTTATCCCACAACATGGAGGATGTGGTTTCCAGCCCATTATCTACAGCAACGAATGACCTATTGAAAACAACAGATATATTGTCAGCCAATCTAAACAGAGTCGCCCCAAATTTATATACAGGAGCCTGTTTCCCTTCACTTTCCACTATAATTGTAGCGTTTTCAAAAACCACCTTTCCTGCATCTTTGTTCGCCGAGTCTTTATAAATAAGTAATGTCCCCATTCCTGTTCGACTCCTTATACGTATATTTTTTAAGACATTATAACCGATTGGTTCAGCGAATACAGGTTCATTCCAATTATTTTGCGGGGGATACAATGTTCCGAAAATACCTACTGCATGTAATCCCTGTGTACGTATGCAAATATGTCCAACCTCCTTAACTCTTATATTCCTTAAATAATTCATTTGCGCTCCATTGGCACCGACAACCACATTAACACCCTCGCAGTAGCAGTCATACAGATACATGGCATCGAAAGGCATCCCTGTTACCGAACTTGTGCCATGCCCGGCAAATGCAGTACCAAGATATTCATGTCTGCCTATGGCCTCACAACCGATAAATGCCAATAGTTCTCCATAATAATGGTAATTATAATACATGTGATGATAATACTCTCCATTTGCTCCACTTCTTGATACAGCTCTGCAATTCAGCATCATGTGAGTATGGGGAGCCGCAGACCTGTTAAACAGAAAACCATGTCTACCAAAATCCAAACTTTCTACCCCCTCATAAAATCCATTAGGAATAACAGTACCGTCTGTAGAGTCACCACCTCGAAAAACGATATTACGAATATCAGAAGCATATTGGGTGATTTGCAGTTTTTGTCCTTTTTTCCCAATCTCTGTCACTTCATGAGTTATCTCCACTATTTTTCCTGCAATATCGGTTGTTGATAAATATATATAATAATCCCCCTCCCCCCATGACTCTGAATCGTATCCGCTGAACCAATAGGAGCTACCCGGATTGTTTTCTAGCCAGTCCATGGCATCCGAACTGGACTTTTTCTGTGCGTCAAGCCACCATCCATTTCTTTTCCCGTCTAAAAATACCTGACAAACAAATCTGGCCTTGCTGCCCGAACCATAGTGATGCTTTAGAACATAAATGTTACTATAGCCGCGCAGTTTGTATAATTTATCCAAAGACTCAATGTCATTAACAGAGCTAATATCTGATATAGATACGGTCGGTATTGTCTGCAAATTCAAAAACAAAGGTTTATCCTTGGACATGTCGCCATAACAATCCACTCTGATTCCTTCTTTAGACAAGACTTGTACCTCTGTATTAAATATACTTCCTCGTTCAATAAGGACCGTGTCCCCATCGGTCATCAGTTCATCGGCTTTATTCAAAGTCTTCAACGGAGTTGAGTCAGACAAACCATCATTGGTATCCAAGCCATTGACTGTACTTACATAATAGGTCTTAGATAATGATGTTACGTATTTTTTTCTTTGATTATCCCTTAAGTAAAAAAATAAAGTCAATAAATCATCTTTTGCCATAAATGATCCGGCAGGATTAGTGCTCAAATTCATTAATGGCATAAACATTGAAGGATAACTGGTCAAATCCCCTACCAGAACATTCTCAGATGCATCCGATGGGGACAAGTCCGTATCATCAATTTTAGCGATCATCAATCTGCAATATTGGGTTTTTGTGGGAATGGTAGTATATACAGTATTCCAATTACCATCTTTTGAATTGAAAGACTCACCGGCAGGGTCATTATAAAACATGACATATATTCTATAACCAGGCTTGATAATGATATCAGTTCCTGTATCAATTATCTTGGTATAGACCCTGTTGGTCCCACCTGGTTGTAGTATACCGCTTTGCGAATTGATACTCCCTTGTACGCACAATAGATCCTGTTTTTCCATATAATTGCCACCCTTAATCTCGGTTAGGTTGCGTTCCATTTCATTACTCAAATCATTGTATGATTGTGCAATTTGTTTTGTTTCATCAGTTATCTGTTCAACCGTATTATTGAACTTTTTGATATCTGGGCATAACGCCTCATTTTGATATAATTTACTTATAGTAACCCGTTTCCCTGATTCTATATCTATAGTGGCTTCTTTAATCAAAGAAACCATGATACGAAATTTCTTATAAGATGTTGATGTTGTGCTTTTATCAGTTTTCCAATTGCCATCTTTAGCAGCAAAAGACCCATTTTCATTGTAATAAATTATATAATATCTATATCCACTTTCTATTGAAATGTCAACACCTGTATTTATAAGATCTGAATGTATTCTTGTTTTGCCTCCCTCTTCAATAGCGCCAGTCGTAGTGGATATGCCACCTTGTCCCCATGATGTTACATACGTTTCGTTAAAATCGGACCCTACAATTTTAGCTATTGTTTTATCTGTTATCTGGTCAATCGTATTATAAATACCTTCTGTCTTGTTTTTAATAGAAGTTAATCCAACGTCTAAATCAGATATTTCCGTAGTCAAGCTCTTACGCGTTTTGGAATTAACCACCGCATCATAGATGGTAGCCGGGTAAATGGTTTGTCCGCCCTTCGTCAGTTTATGCATTTTTACCATAATATCTCCTGTTTTAGCCTAAGTTCCGCCGGAACTTGGCCCGTTGTTATTTTATGTAATTATTTATTAATCTTAAAATCACTCAGCACATCATCATACTCCTTATCTGACAGAGATACGCTCTGCACCGCATTGTATGCGGCATAATCCGGATAGGGAATGATCTCCGCTGTGCTCTCATCCGTCTTGCCGGAAACGAGGATAACACCTGTAATCTCCACCGATACAAGATTGCAGATACCATCGGCAAAATCAGCATCAGAAAGATAGTATTCGCGTTTGACCGACAGAGTGCCAGGACGGAGTCCATGCCTGTCAAAAATGACCAGCAGACTACCATCATCAAGCCTACGGCAGTTCTTGTACCCGTGCCCGTCAAACTCCGCAACAACACATCCCGACAGGACTGTACGGTAAGTGAACCGGAAGGGAGTATTCACATCCCCATTCAAGTTCTTCTCTATGATCTTAAAATCGGACTGATAATTAATTTTCATACCTATAATATTGATGTTACATCGTCTATCTCCTCGGCTTTCAAGATGCCGGAAAGGTCAACACTTCCACCGCCTCCGGTTGTTCCTGTTTCGCTCCATACGCCTCTCTTCGTACATTGATATATAGGACCGGGTATGGTATCCCCCACGACAGCCCAGTCGCCCACAACTGGAGATGGGACAGCCGCTTTCAGCGAATCAAGAGTGGAAAACAATCCCTTGTTGCGTATAGCGTTCTGCTTGACCTTCTCCACTTCAGTGGAGGTCTTGCTGAAGTTGTTGTTAAGACGATCTACCGCCTCACTCCAAGTACCTGTTTTATTAATACTATTAAGTTCCAT